TTGCTATCTCCGACTAGAAGGATACCGACTAGTGTCATCGCAATTATCATACCCATTAGAAGTACCAACTAATGGTGATCATAATGGGTGCTATTGCGAGTACGCCAAACAGTTGCGCGATTGCAACCATCTGGTCTTTTTTAGAGGAAATCCATTCCTCACTTGTTGCTAAGTTTTTCATTTGAGTGTCCTTAATGAGAATTAATTTCTATTTTTCTCGGACGCTTCTCTTCGGGTAGTTCTACTCTGAGTTTAATCACTAGTAGTCCGTTGACGAATTCAGCTCCATCAACGACAACGTGGTCTGCGAGTCGAAATGTTTCCACGAATTTCTTCGTAGTAATCCCTTTGTGAAGATACTCTTTGGTATCCTCTTCAGGGTTGCCCCGAATTACTAGAACTCCAGGCTTTGCCTCGATATCTAGGTCTTTCTTTTTGTAACCACCAAGGGCAAATTCCATGGCGTATTCCGTGTCAGAATATTTGATAATATTGTGACGAGGAAAACCCTTCTCGTTTGCGCCAGCGGCAGTTAGTCTTTCTATCTCATCCCATACATGGTCGAAACCAATGAAACGAGAATGGGGGAACGAAAACACTTTAGTTCGTGTATTAACCATTGCTATCTCCTTATTTAATTAAGCAAGATTGTTGTCTATCGACCGGACAATTCCGCATCGACACTATTATATATACCACAAAACATCTTAAGAGTCAAGAAAAATTTAATCTATTTCGAACCTATGTTATATTTTGGACAGAGTTCCCATTGATTCTTATCTTTATGGGATATGATTTTAACTTGACGTAATGGAGCTTGTTCGGCCATCATATTTTTATTAATAACAGATATCAATCCCCAATCGCACAATAGTTGTGCAATGGTATTTCTTCTAAAGATATCGTTGTCTTCTAAATTAGATTTTTTACCGTCAAGTAAAAACAATTCTTTGAAATGGACAATGAAGTATCGGCCTTGTTTGTGTAATATGTGACAGGATTGGAAAAGTTTATTTTCTTTCCTAGAGGCAACGCCCATACGTGTTAATGTTTCACGAACCTTTAAAAAATCATCAGGTTCATTTAAGACAATTTCCAACATTTCTGCTGGAGACCAAAATTTATTTTCTTCCACCCTTATTAATCCTTATTCTTAAGTGTTGTATATTTTGGGTGGTAAGTAAGGATAAAACTTGTTTTGCCTTTTCATTGCTGTAACCATAATACTCTTTTACCACTTCCAAATCATCAACGATTTCAGGTTTCAACCATTTTGAAAATCGTTTTCTTTTTCTTACAATATTTATAAGAAAATCGAATTGAAGTTTATTATCGAGCATGTATTGACTGTTCATAGCATTTGCAACAGCAACGGTGTCTTGAAAATAAGATAAAGATCTATTAACCATATAGGGCTGATATGCGGATTCTGTTTCATCATCCACAATCATATTTTTTTTAGTGTAAGTTATTGCAGTTACATAATCAAAGGGATTCATTAACACCACCCATTATCGTAATCTATTTTATATACTTTTTTTATTTTTTCTTCTAGATCATCTGTAAGTTCCAGTGATAAAGATTTTATACTTTTATTTTTGTGTAGATCAGCTACCGGATACTTTTTCATTCTTTTCATGTTATAATTACATATTTCTTTTATATGTAACAACGCATCATTGATATTATTAATATCGTATATATGATCATACTTGTTCGGATCATTACCATAGAAGTATGTTTGTGGAAGCAAATGAACATTCATTAACACCCCACGTTCCATTGCTGAAACAGCCCTATCTAAAGAAGAAAATCCTGTTGCAGGATAATCTCTATTAGTAAGTTTGACAATTTTTTGTGTCTGCAAATAATCAATTGCAGATAAGAACCTTTTTACTGGATCACGTTTAATGACAAATCTTATACTATTTTTTCGGAATGGAATATCCATAATATCACCATGGGCCCACCACTCATAATCTCGCCAGTTCTGAGGACCACCTTTAACATGAGTATATTTTAACCCGCCGGGGTGATCTTTAAAACGAGAATTTCCTAACATAATATAATGAAACTGCATCGTACTCTGCCAACCACATTTCGGTGCAATTCTCAAATCTACTAAGTTAGGAAAATATAATATATTATCTTGGCTCATTATTTAAAATCTACGTTCGCCATAATTTCAGTCATACAAGCAACCACGTTCAATTCATGATCAGCAACAAAAGCTGCCTTATACTGATAGTCTGCAAGAATCAACACTAGTTGTGGAATAGAAGACGATTCAACAACGTCAAACATGTGATCGTATATGTTCCTAAAAATTGTAGAAGTGTCAACGTCTACATTATTAGCAACCCAAGTTCTCATAGACTTAAAGTTTTTATCTTTCAGAGACTTAAATAAGACATCATAATTATCACTAGTTACGACAACATTAGTACTGACACCACCAATTGATATTCTCTGCAGCTCATTAATAACCCGCCGCCAGTCTGGAGCGAACCGCATTATCAGATCTATCAAATCCTGTTTTGATATAAAATCTATAGATTCATTATCAAGAATTGTTAATGCTCTAGTAAAGAAATCAGCACAAAGTTGTTGCATGTCTTTCTTTGTTGTATTAAATTCATAAACACTGCAACGGGAATGTAACGGTTCAATGATTCGATTCTTAAAATTACATGTGAAGATAAAACGACAGTTGTCGGAAAATTCTTCAATGAAATTTCTAAGAGCGGGTTGTGTTGAACGTGGATTCAAGTAATCAGCTTCATCAAGAATGACAACCTTTGTTCCACCCTGCAACGAAACCGACGAAGCAAACCTTGTAATTTTGCCACGAAGAGTCTCGATATTACCCTCATCAGAACCATTGACCATTATATAATCAAGTCCTAATTCGTTACAAAGGGATTTAGCTACAGTAGTTTTACCCAGACCAGCAGTTCCGGTGAACAGCATGTTAGGTAGTTCGCCTTTGTCTATGAGTTTTTGAAATGTTTCTTTAAGATGTTTTGGTAATATTGTATCAGATATTTTAGTCGGTCGATACTTTTCGACCCAGAGAAATTCTTCTCTCATTCACATGCCTCATTATATAAAATTGGAGCGGGGTGACTGAACCGCCCAGTCCACGATGAGAGGAACTCATCGTCTGTTCTAATCACACCCCCGCAAAAACTTAGGATTCAGATTCGTTAGAGTTAGAATCTTGAGTCTCAACCATTTGAATCAGTTCGATACACTGATCTCTAAGTTGACCAATGGTAGCAAGTTCTTCACCTCGAAAACCACCACGGCCAGCAACTGTGTCAATTACAGCAACTGTACTTCTCGTTACTCTATTAACCAGATCAATAAACAATTCATTATCTTCCATAATTATACTCCAAAAGTACTAGTTTTTTCAAGTGCAACCCAGTATTGAATACTGGTTTCTTTATTCACAAAATGTGAAATAAGTTTAGATGATATATTAACATCATAATCACCGTCAACCATCTTCAGATTAGAAATGTTGAAAATAAAATTGAAGTTACTACCTTCTGGAAATTTACCATCAACATCAATTGAAAACGCATTAGATGTATTATCGTTATTATCTATAACATTTAAACTCATGACATTATTAGCAATGGATACAGAAACTTCATTATGACCCAATACCGAAGCCGCACGTTTAATTTTCATAAGAGTCGTTCGATCAAGAGAGAAACTTACTTCTGACTCAGGCATAATAACATCTTCTTTAGGCGTTGTTAAAATGTCCGTATCTGCATAGTGATATTTAATTCTAGATCTGCCACTACCATCAGAAACCACAACGTAATTATCTTCGAACTTAAGTCTGGGAGAATCTAAAAGAGTCAACGTACTTAGAAACTCATTGAGATCGTAAATACCAAACCTTTTTGGAAAGGAAACATCTAGATCAGATGCACTAAGTACATTTCTAGCTTCAGACATAGTTTTAATTACATTACTTTCATTAAACACAATGTTAGAATTGATAGAGGCAAAGTTTTTTAAAACTTCTAGAGTTTTATCAGTTAGTTCCATAATATATTCCTTGCATTTTACTGCGGGTTAATTTACACTTATTATACACTTTTCTGCGGGTAAAGTCAAGCAACCTTTGAAAAGTTTTTGTGCTTGATAAACTCAATCTTAAGATCAAATTTATTATCAAGAAGTTCACCTTTGTGTGAAATGATAAACACATTGGTCTCATTGTCTATTGTGTCAAGAATCTTGAGTAGATTCTCAACCCCATCCGCATCGAGAGAACTGTCGAAAGTCTCATCAAGAATCAGTAAGTTGGTGGCGATACTGTTCTTCATCTTAGCAACCTGCCTCCAAGTAAACAGAAGTGCCAAGTCGATGCGTTGTTTTTCACCCTCGGAGAAACTGTCATAAGAGAACGCATCACGATGTCGCGAGCGAATTGTTTCTTTGAATGCTTCGTCTAGGTCAAAGTGGACATAAAAGTCCAACACTTGAAGATACTGGTTTGTCAACTGATTTATTACAGGCAGATATTGCTTGATGATCTTAGTCTTAATGCCAGTATCTTTAAGGAGTTCAGTGATTACATTGTTGTATTCACGTTGTTCTGCTAGTTCTAGGCGCTCTTCGGTAAGAACGTTTTTTTTACTTTCTTCACTTGAGAGAGTATCTCGTGCTTCGGACAGGCTATGTACACCTGTTTCGAGCTCGGATAACTCACTCTGTAAAGAATCAATTCTTCTTTGTGTCCATGTGATTTTCTCACGGACGGTTTTAACATCATCCAGTTTATTATTTTCGACATCGATATGTTCTTTAAGAATATTTTTTTCATGTTCTAACTCTTCGATTTTTGACTCGGCATCGTTTCTCGCTTGTTCCAGTTCATCCCGCTTGTGCTTGGCGTTCTGTATCTTATCCAATCTGAAGGAGGTTTCGATGGTTTGTTGACAGGTGGGGCAGTCTTTGTTGTCTTCATAAAACTTAATCTCTTTGTTTGATGCTTTCTGCTTAGAGTTAAACTGAAAGACATACTTACCAATTTCATTGATTTTTTTATCGAGACTTTGTTGTCGTTGTTGTAGATCTAATAACAAAGTATCTTCCCATTCTGTTACTTGGGTGTTAAGGCGGGCCAACTCTGATTGTTCTTCAGCAATTTGATCTAGTTTTTCTTGCTTGGCAGTCTCAGAGATTTTTGTTAACTCACATAGATGTCGCTTTTGTGAGTCTATTCTAGTCTGTACTAATTGTAACTCATGGCTGTTACCAGATATAGCTTCTTTAAGCATAGAAGTTTTTTCTTTTAAAATGGTATTCATTTTAGAAAACACATTAATATCAAGAAGATCTTCGATAACTTCTCGCCTCGTGGATGCAGGAAGTTGCATAAAAGGAATAAAACTGCTACTTCCTAACACCACGATTTGATGAAAAGTTTTGTGATTTAGTTTGAGTATATTCTGTTCTAGAATTTTTTGATATTCTTTGGCATGAGAGTCTTGATTGATCATGGTATCACCTTGCCAGATCTGAAACACTGACGGTTTTAAACCACGAACAACTTTATAACGTGCACCGGCGACGGTAAACTCAACTTCAACAACAGTTCCTTTGTTGTTGACACTATTAATCAATTGTATTTTATTGATATTACGATGTGCCTTTCCAAAGAGGGAAAAAGAAAGAGCATCAAGCATAGTGGATTTACCCGAACCATTTTGACCTACAATGAGAGAGGTTGCGGTCTCTTCTAAATTAAGGTTCGTAAAATTGTCGCCGGTGCTTAAAAAGTTTTTATATTTTAACGTATGAAATGTTATCATGCTATCTCTAGTGATTGCGCCTCAATCATTAATTCACGTACTTGTGTCTTAATTCGTTCTTTGTTTAGATCTGTATCTACCGCATCGATATAAGTATACAACAAATCGTCCGTAGAGTCAAGGTTTATTTTATCATCATCAACCTGTTTGCCTGCAAAATCTTGAAAGTTTTCGGCAATCTGAAGACCATGGATCTTCTTCATGTTAATTCTGTCGATAAACTTCTCAAACTCTTGAGGTTTAGTTTTGTTAATTACTATAACTTTAATAAACTTATTATCGAGATTGTTAACATTTATCAAAGACTGTTTCTGTTTAGTATCATCATAAAGAATCTTTTCGAATAATGTGATAGGGTTTTCCACAGCTGAAAGTTCCCTAGTGTCCGTATCTAAAATATGAAAATATTTTCTATCTTTAGCGTCCGACCAAAAAAATTCCATCTGACTGCCTAGATAATGTATGTTACCCTGATTACTTTTAGTATGAAAGTGTCCGGACAATACCATATCAAATCGTCTAAACGCATCTGCAGACATGCCATCATTACAGGTCACCCCTTTCTGCATTTCAAATCCAGTTAATTCTAGATGAGCACCAACAACATCTGCCTTACAGGTATTAAGAAATTGTTTGGTCTTTTCTTCATTCTCAGTATTGATCCAAGGGATTAACGCAACGTTCATTCCATCATAGTTAACCACTTCAGGTTTCTCAATGATACGAACCTCGTTCATATAATGGCCAAGCAGTTCTTTAAGGGAGTTTAACTGATTAGTGTTTTTGTAGTAAACATCATGATTGCCTGGGATAATATCCATGTGGATCCCACGATCCCGAAGTTGATCAAGAAATATGCGGCGATTGTGGTTAAGTGCCTTGAAGTTAATTGAAGTACGGTTTTCATAATAATCACCTAAATGGAGAATTTTATTTATACCGTGTTCCTCTAAATATGGAAAAAATATTTCTGAATAAAATCTTTCTTGATAATTCATAAAAATTTCTGAACTATTTCTAATACCTGCATGAGTATCATTTAAAATTGCTACTTTCATTTCATAAACCCCGTAAGATCTGAGTCCACATGACGAGTTCTTTTCTTTTTTATTTTTTGACTCTTAGCAAATTCTTTAACTGTTTTATCTTTTTCCTTAACATAATCAATGCGTTCTCTGAGATCATCAACAAAGGCCTGAGTCTGTCTAGAGGCATGATCATTATCAATTTCTTCAGCGACAAGTAATTCTATTCCTGACTCTGACAAGTATTTTAATTTAATGTCTTGTTGTTTCTTTTCCTTTTCAATACGTCTCAGGAAGGCGTACCAAGAGATCTGAGTGAAGTAAGCGAATGCATTGGGTTTCCCTGTACGTGTAGCCGTCTCCAGATTATAATTCTCAATTGCTTTCAAACAGTTCTCAACTGCGTCCATTACCATCTCTTCTCTGTAAGTATACCGCACAAAGTTTGCCTTGTGCGACAAACCCTCTGCAATTTTTAAGAAACATCTTGCAATATAATCTGTTACGACAGGTTTTATTTCTTGTTTTTCTTTTGCTTCAAGCGCAGTTGTAACATAATCAACCACCGCTTGAGAAAATTCAGCATTGTTAACGTAGTGTGGTTTATCTTTAGGTTTCATAGGTATACCTCATAATATTTCATTCATTATACACTAAAAAAAATATTTTGTCAACGCTTGACAAACATAATGTTTTTGTGTTATACTAGAGCTTAACTCGCCGGGGAAAGAATAGAATATACTTAATTAATGGACAGTATCATCTGTAGGGAATTTAATAATGTTGGATGCTGGTTTATCAGAATCAATACGTTGATTTATATTTTCAGAGTCTTTTAATCCAAACAATTGTTTTAAAGATTCAGATAGTTGTTTAAGACCATTTAATTTATATTTTTCATACTCTTCTAATCTATTTTTAGTGACTATAGCAGATTCTTTTAATGCAATATTATATTGATCAACTAGATATTCAGTAGGCCGATTCATTGTTATAACATGATCACTGTTCATCATCACATAATCTTTATCATCTTCTAAGAAATGGATCCATGATCTAAATGCATATGCTCGATCACCACCATCATATTCATAATTAACAATAGTCATAGCATTACGAATAATCAATTGATTGGAGTCTTCATCAGGCCACTCCATAACCTCACAGACAATCTCGCTGCCGTTAGTTAATTTAAACTGTGCTAAGTCTTTTTGATTATCCATTATAGTTTTAACCTAGTTAACTTATGTTTAAACTTTTCACTATTATATATCTTAATTCTTTCTGCACTATGCCGCAAAGTAAAATTAGGTTTGCCCTTTGATCTTAAATCATCTGCCAAGTCGTAAAGCTTCGTTGTTCTGCCATCATCTGACAATCGTAGACCTCTACCAATGGACTGTAACACTCTGATTTGTGATTTACTGGGAGATGCGAAAACAATATTGTGAATGTTTTTAATATTGATACCAGTAGAAAAGGTACCAAGACTAGCAATAACAATTGAATTGTTCTGAGTTTCAACGATATTACGAATTGCTTCTCTGTCATTGGTTTTTGTTTCTCCTGACACATAGAACAGTTTTCTTCCTTCATCTATTTTATCCTCAACTAAATCTCTTAAAACTTTACCGTGTTTATCTACTAAATTAAAAAGTACAAGTGTATTGCCATCAAGAGACAAAGCAAGATTTCTAATAAAGTTGTTGCGTTTTTTATTTCCCACTAAGAAATCAATTTCTTCCTGATACGTGCACCCGTATAATCTATCCGCATCTTCTTTCAAATGTTCCAAAAGAATAATATCTATATCTAAACTAGCTAGTTGGTTCTTCTCTTGTAAGGTGGATGTAGTGGTCACTCTGTGCACTGGACCAAACAGGCCTTCTAAAACTAACTTATGTACCTGTGTTCCATCTAATGTGCCTGTTGTACCAAATCTATAATCAGCGTTGTATGATTTGTTCATAATAGATGATAATGATTTAGATTTAAAGCCGTGAACTTCATCCCCAAATATGCAACCAAAATCTTCAAACCATTTAGGCCCGAGTTTATAGATAGACTGCCATGTAGTAATGATTATTCGTTTATTTGTTTCTTTAAGTTTACCACTGTATATTATATGAAACAAATCTGGGTCACAACCATAATCAGTGAAGTCTTTCAACATTTGTTCTACCAAAGATGTTGTAGGAACAATAACTAAAACTTTCTTATCATGATTTTGCAAATACCAACGCATCAACAAATAAATAATAAGTGATTTGCCTGAACCTGTGGGTGATATTAAAATAGATCTTTTGAATTTAATTGCATGACAAACAGCATCATATTGATAGTCACGTGGAGCAAATGGCAGATTAAGAGTAGATATCCATTTCATTGTTTCTATATGATTGACTTTATTGGTATCATAAGGAAGACCATAAGGACCATCTAGAACCTTAATACCATAACCACGTTGCATACAAAATTTTTTAATTGACCAATAAAGACCAGCATTAATTTCACCGTTGGTCCGGTTCAACATTCTAATCTTACCGTCCCAGCGCCTTGCTTTTACCGCAGGCATAAACTTAGCACCTGGAACTTCGAATGTAAAATATTCAGATAACTCAGACGCAACGGATTGATCACAGTCTGTCAACTGCAACATCGCATGGTCTTTTAATCTAAAAGTTATAGTTTGCAACTAGAACCCAGCCTCAAATTGTTTCCATTTTATAATATTACCGATTGTTTGATGACGCCATTTAAGATTTTCAACAATCTCTTTTAGAGTATCTATGAAAGTTTTTAAGTATTGTATTTTAGCTTCACTTGCTACAAGTTCAGGATCTGCTTCAACATAATGTTCCATCTCACCTTTTAGAATCTTCAGTCCGTCAAACGGGTCTGGATCCCATCCCAATTCAAGAACTTCTTCATGTGCCATTTTACCTTGATACCATAACCACTTTTTTTTCATTAGTTCTTTCTGTTTAAATTCAGCATCTTTAAGACGCAACTTTACTTGACTCAAAAGTCCAAGATATTTTGCATGTAGTTCGGGAGTAATTCTAGATGATTCATCGATAGATGATAAGTCAATACGACAATCTTTTGACCATTGTTCTAACACTTGTTCTAAATTCATTAAGCAATCTCATAGTAAAATATATTTAATTATATCATAAAAATTCAAAATAATCAAATCTGAATGTCATTGGGGCAGTTATATATGTGTCTTCGTTGGTCGATGCTAATTGCACATCACCTAAACTAATAGGGAATGCGTTAACGTACTGGAATTGCCGGTTAGAATTATTTGAACTAGTTAATATTTGTACTCTAATGTCACAATAATCTGATAAAGACGTATCATTTTTTTTATAGAGAACTCCAGAATTTAAATTGTGTTTAGTTTCTACTATCTGTTCCATCCAATTATATATTTCTCCGTAAACATTCATCTGTTCGTCAAGGATAACATCTAAAGTTACAGATCCAAATTGAATTGCATCACCAATAAAAGGCACAGAACCTATTCTAGGTCTTCCAATTTCAGTAGCTTCTAACTCCATACTTGGGTGAGTAATAGACTGAGACATAAAAGACAAATATGGTAACCTATTTTTCGACACAACAACCTTGAACCCTGTAGGTTGTAAGAAATTTGTTTGACAATAGTCTTGCATACAACACCTTTAGTGAATAACTAAAATTATTTATACGTAAAAAAAAGGGCGCCGAAGCGCCCTAAAACATATTATTGTTTTTATTAGATATCTTAAGCGAGAATATTGTCTACGCGGAAGATTCTGTAGTACTGGTTAGAACGAGATGATCCTAAACCTACTCCATTAGCAGCGCCAGAAGCACCTTCAGAGTAAGGGTTAGATACCATACCATAACGAGTCTTGAACCCGATACGTGGTTGGAAGTCATTCTCGCCAACAGCACGTACCATTTGGAGAGGTACGTAAGGGCAGTAGAATACACCAGCGTCATAAGGATTGGTGCCTTTGTAACCAACAGTTACATAGTCAGCAACCGCATATGGGTCGATGTAAACTTTAGTGCGACCGTTGAGAACACCAGCGAAGGTGTTACCAGTGTCATCTACGTTCAAAGAAGTAGATAGAGCAGGTGCGTAATCAAGCATACCAGCTGCAGTCAAGGCAGTAGCAACATCTGAAGAACAGATGATGAAGTTACCCTTACCACGACGAGTTTCTTTAGCGATTACGTTACACTCACGCTCCAATTGAACCAAAAGTCCCTTGAACTTCTCAACTGACCAACGACCATCAGCGTCAGTAGCGAGGTCAAAGATACCAGCAGTCTGGATACCAGGCTGTCGTGAACCAATCTTCGCTTGGCTGTTGATAGTTCGGATAACTTCACGATTAATTTCAGCAAGAATCTCAGTTGACAAAATGTTTGCCAATTCAGTTTCAGCGTCAAGACCGTGGATTGCCTTAAGATCTTGAGCAAGTTCTAAGGTGTACTCTGCTTTCAATGCACGAGACTTAGCAACAACGCTAGTCTTGTCAATGGTGAAACCCATTTCATGGAAAGTGCGACCAGGATC